CTTCAAAATTTTCAATCTCGTCTTCGGTAAAACATATAGGTATGAGTCCTATTCTATGTGCAATGATTTCATTATGTAGAGGCCCTGTATTTTTAATAATTTCAACAGTAGGTTCTTCTTCTCCAATGATTCCAGGAATTGGAATATCAGTTAGAATAGTTCTTCTAATACCATTTAAAATAGCTACATCAACATCATGAATTTCAAATGAATGTCTATCAGTAGCATCTTTGGGGTTATATGCGTAATTGCGAAACATTCTGCTTAATGATAATACTTTTTTTATTGTTTATGTCATTTTTTATATAAATTATATATATATGAAAAATCAAAATTTATTTAGAATTAAGAAAAAGATAAAATAAGTTCACGTGAAATTGAAAGAATCAAAAATTATATAAAGATTTAGATCTATATACAGATGTGGTGAAATAGCCCACGTTCCCGTAGCTTAATCTGGTTAAAGCGTTGGTCTTATGAGCCAAAGATTATGAGTTCAAATCTCATCGGGAATATTTTATTTTTATTTAATATATAGATATATTTTAATGAAAAAAACAAATATTACAAATATTTTAATAATTATCATAATTATATATATAATTTCAAATCTTTTGAATAAAAAGTATAAAGAGCATTTCAGTTGCAATGAAAATGCTAAAATTGATTGGAGAGATTCATATGATGAAATTTCAAATGCATTAGCACACGAACATTGTACAAGGAATATATGTGTAAATAACGAACTTAAATCATGTAAAGATGTAGTATTACAAACAACGCCACAATATCGTCCTTATAAATTAGAATCATCACAGTTTTGCACAACAAATAATACTGAATGTCCCAAGCCTCAAAATAATTGCGCAATATTATAATTTATAAAGCTTTCTTTTGATGTAATGTAACAAGACATTCCATACATATACAACAATGACTGCAATCTGGCAAAACCACATCGATTGCATTATCCATACATATAGCACATTTATTGCTAATACCATACAATTTTTTAGGATTAACTACAGTATTGTCTATTCTACACATAGGGCATTTCACATTATAAATTATATTCTTAGTTTTTTGTTTTTTCGATGATATACATTCTTGAACTGTATGTTTCTCTCTTAATCCACAATTAGGACAATGATGCGCAGAACTACTATGATAAAATTGATATTTACAATCAGGTACATCACATATTTTATTATTTGGCATATCATCTTCTAAATAAGCTTGCAAATTCGCCTTTTTATATGGCCATAAGCATTCAATTTCACCATGTGCATATTTACCGCATCTTCCACATTTGTGTCCTTTGGTAACATGCGAATATTTGAAACGGCATTCGGCTACTCTGCAATATGCATTCAACATTTCTGTATATAATATATAATGTTAACCCCCTTTATCATTTTTTTATTTTCCTTAAATAAAAGAATGGTAGATTATGTTAAATATGATAAAAGAATTATAAACGGTAAAAATCGTGTAATATATAAATTGAAAGGTTCAAATAAATTATATATAAAAAATAATGGTAAAATGATATCATTATCAATATATAAGAAAACAGGAGGTATTGATAGTTCAAATCCATCGCACAATTCTAGACTTTCTTTACAAACAGATTCTGCATATACTGGATATTCTGGATTATCATTACAGACAGATTCTAGATTTTCATCATATAATTCACAACAAAGTCCTTCTTGGAATTATTCTGCTGCCGAAAACTTAAATTTGGATCAATATAAAGAAGAGCTATTAGGAATTAGAAGAATATCAAAACAACATATGAATCAAAGATTATTATCTAAATTAAGAAAAATAAGAAATAATAGTCTATATTATAATGATGACCATAAAAAATTATGTGAATTACAATATAAGATACGCAATGAAAACAATATAAATCGACAACAACATATACAGGAATATAATATAATCGCCCCTACTATTTTGACACCAGAGTTAACAACAGAACAAACAACAGAATTAAGATTAAATTTTTTAAACGTGAATAGATCATTTTTAGACTGTTTACATAATAATCAAAATTATACTTTTATAAATAATGGAATATATAATAAATTAATTAGATATTCACAACTTACAAAAAAATTTATAAATTATTTTGAAAACAAAATAGATTTTGACATTTTACAAGAATATATAAGAGAACAAGAATATAATAGAATGAATTAATTTTATATCTAGCTTGAGTTTTCGAGAAATTGCTAATTTACAATATTATACAGCAAATGGTTATGCATGGTTAAGTTCATTTTATTTAAATCAATGGGAAGCATTTATTGTAGGACATAATGAATTCAATATTTATTCTAGAGGTATAGTGATATTTTATCATCAATTCAATGATTATTTTAGAGATAATACTATTTACAATAATAATGTAATAAATGTAGACGATTCTAGATCATTCGTTAATTTTTTAATAGCAAATTATAGACTTTTTCCTATAAATATATATACTTGGGTGTTCTCAAAATATATGAAAGAAATAAAGGAAATATTCAAAAAAGCTCCAAAAACTAAAGCAGAAATGACATTTATAAGAGGTGTAAAGAAAAATTATATTATTGAAAATAATAAAATAGGATATTATAAAAAAAATTTGATAACATCTTTAACAATAGATTATAATATTGCAGAAATGTTTGCTGAATTAAATCAACAAGATAAAAATAATCTTACAAATGATATTAGGCGAAGAATTGATATAACATCTGCGCATAAAAATAAATTGATACAAAGAATAACTGGTCAATCTAAATTATTTTATGAAATTATTGTTGAAAAAGGTCTTCCTATGATTTTTATGGAAGGTATTACAATTAACAAAGGCGAATATGAATTTATTTTACCACCACACGCATTATTATATATTGATCATCCTTATGAGTTCAAAAATATTTATACAAATATTGATAATTGCCCCGATAGGACACAATATATCAATATAACTAAATTATATTTTGTTAAATCAATAAAAAATGTATGAAAAATTTGCATTTTGTATAAAAAATGACTTTAACTATATAAAAATATTTGAGGCGCTAAGATAATCGTTACTCCTCAAAATTAGATATCAAGAGCAATCTTGATTATCTTCGCCCATACGATTATCACTCTCGCCTTTTTTACATTTGGATGCATATTTTTCTATTATTATAATATCAAAAATATTATAATATTTTTTATATAATAAAGGATGTCTGTAACAATTGATAACATTACATATAACATAGAAGATGAAAATCTAATGGATATTGAATACTATGAAATATTGACTCTTGATGAAATTATCAAAGACAACCCTACTTTTATAGCATTTTCGCGCGAAGAAGTATTCAATGAACTATATGATTTTGTAAAAGATAATAACAAAGCAGATAAGCTTACAGATCTATTTTTCAAAGATAATAAAACTGATCTTTCTAATTTTGTTTTTGTTGTTGATGCAGAAAAAACACAATTTGAATGTATGGATGACAATATGGAAGAATTTGTTAATACTATGAAAAAATTGTCAAAACTTGAATATAAAATTGCACAAACAGAAAAGAACAAATTCTTGTTTCCTATTAAATATGATAATGATTCCAAATTAGTACGTTTGAAACCTCAAATGCAAACTAAATTACAAATGAACACAGATAATATTAAAATATATTATCCATTGTTAGCAGATGATGATATAAATATTCCAGTTGTTGCGATATACTATAAAAAGCCAGTTTGCACATTATCATCCAGTCTTTCTACAAAAATTTATGCACATTTAGAGAAATGTACTTTGTTGAATTATGCTGATTCTAGTGGTTTTGCTGATATTAATAAGTTGATAAAAGTTGCAAAACCCAATATAGACACTATATTATCTTTTTTTAATGAACATATTGATGATGCAAATATTGATTATGATTCAATGAATGCTTTTTTGGAAGGTTTTGGAGCTTGTCTGGAAGATTTAAATACAGAGGAATTCTTATTATTGAAAGAAGAATTAGACAATATTATATCAGGTGTTAAAGAAGATGTTATTAAATATAAAAAATACAAACTTAAAGCAATTAATGTACTTAATGATAAAATTGAATTTTTTAATAACATTAATGTAAAGCATATTTTGCAATTATTAACAATTCCCGAAAAAACACAGGAAAAATATCAAGAATGGATTGAAAAGTTACAAGATGATAAAATTAATATTAATGCACAACCTTTATTATATAATAATATTAATGATATCATTACAGCTGTTATCAATAATGATGTATCCCTTGAAGATATTATAGAAAATTTAAAAGCCAATCGAAATGTACTCATTATAGATCATAATATCAATACATTAAAAAATCTGTTATCAAATAATGTAGAAGAAATCACAGACAATTTTGATTTATTAATTAGCAAATATAAATTATTACAAACAGCTATTAATGATATTTATGAATATCATTTTATAGATTTTTATCATGAACTCAAAGAAATAAAAGAAGGCAATAATTATGATGATTATATTGGTATTCCAGATGTTTATAAAAATGATCCAAATTTTACAGGAATAACAGATAATATGTTTGATGACGATGATAATAATAATTTACAATCTATCCTTACCAATAATTCGAATTCGTTGGAAAAGTATTGGTTATCTATAAAATATAAGGATGCTATTGGATTTGTAGAAATTTTGAAAATAATATTACCAATAATAGATAAAATTAAAGAAGACTCTAAATTACCTATAAATTATGAAATACTATGCGACGAATTATTCAAATATTTTGCAGGAGTTTCTAGCAAATATAATATATTATATAATATTTTACAGAAAGCGAATGTCACATTGACAGACAATTATATTAAGGACATGTCTAAAATTAAACCATCAATTGCGTTGCAGCAAAATGCAATATCTGGACTAATGTCTAATGATGTTGCTAGATATGTGTATGATTGTAATTTAGAATTTGTAAATAATATCACAAATATGTTGTTTATGAGTATAGCTTGGTGGTCACTGCAAATACAAGACAATATTTTAAATGATATTATATTTGATGAGAATAAATTCTTAATAACATATATTGATAAATGGTCATTGGATGGTTTGCCTTTAAAAGATAGTAAGCAAGGAGTATTAGTATATCTTGTTGCAATTTTAGAAGAAATTTTAACAGATGATAATCAATATAGTATAAATACACAAAATGTACTGAAAAATATTATGAAGAAAATAGAAGAAAATTATGCTGATATTCTTGCAGAATTACAAAACAATGCCAAGAAAATGGATAAAAAAAGGCAAAATAAAGGCAGTGACACATATAATAAATTATTGGAAATAATTCGTAGCAAAAATAAGGATCAATTATTACAAGGATATATTAATGCGTTGATGTATATGCCTGCGTATAAATTCAAAAAAATACATAAGTTTTTATTAGGTTGTTGTTTACAGCAGATAGGAAATGAATTTATAATAGACAGTGATTTAATTAAAAACAGTAGGAAGGATTTACTAGCTGCTAAACAAAAATACGCTAAATCAAGGGCTACAATGCAATCACAATTAAAAATGTATAGGCCATTATTACCAATTGCTGAGAAAGAAGAAGAAAATGAAAATGATTCTTTCATATATTATGAAGCCCCGAAAGATGATTTTTCAAAAGACAACGATGGTCTTAGAAAATGGTTAAATAAAATGCAAGATGTGTCACCATTATTACCCTCTAATAAAATTGAAGAATTTTTAGAGAGTACAAAAATAGTACATAATTATGTTAAATTATATATCCAATCATTATGCAAAACAGCTGGATATAAATCAGTTGAATTTGAAACCCTATTTCAAAATAGCAAAAATCATAGAAATATTTTGATAAATTTATGTACTATATATAAAACATTTCCTGCTATTAAAAGCGAAGATAGTACATTATTACAATCAGCTATCAAATGTTTACATGATATTATAAAACATTTAGATGATTTAATTACAATAGTAGATGATTATAATAGACAGGACATTATTAGAATACAAGACTATATTTTAGCAAGAGCCTTATGCTTACCTTTTAACCCAGATATCACAAAAAATAATGTACTCTCGGCTAGCATAGATGTATCTAATGGTTTTGTAACAGATATAGCAAAAACCGTATATAATACTGTCTTAAAATACATGCGAACAACGAGGATGCCAACTTATGAAGAAAATATGGATTTTGTAAACAGTATTAGAGAACAAAATAAAAATAAGACATTAAATGTAATGAATACAAAAACACAGGAAGAACGCAATTTAATGAATGCATTAAAGAAAATTGGTCTTAAATATGAAGATGATACTGATGATAATATACAAATTAATCAAGATATTAATAAAGATGATGATCAAATGGATGATGATGCTGAAAGTGATTTTAATGTTGGCAATCAAGATGATTATGATGACAATGATTTAGATATAGATGATTATGGATTTATTTATTCATAAAGTTTCATATTTTAGTGTAAAATATTATATTCATATATAAATAGATAATGGATATTCATTTAGTCGCATATTATATTGGTATTTTTATTGTATTTTTCAGTCATATATATATTCTTTTCAGTAAATCATCATATAAAATGATGATGTATCACGCATATTTGAATATATTTGGTGCCCTCTTGATTGCATATTATTTTATGTATAAAGAAGGATTTATTGATTTCTAAGTTATTTTTTTATTTGTAAATTATATTTCTTTGCATAAGCATTTACTGATAGATATACACCTTTTGTATCAGCGACAATACGCGTTTTTTGTATTTTATACACTTGTTTTTTCTTCAATTTACCAGTCTTATCTTTGAATGTTGCATATGCTATATTGCTTCCACCTTCAAATGGAAGGGTGTATAAAGAATCTCTTGCAATTGTATCATCTGGCATATACATTAGTGTATTTATTCTTCTAAAATTATTATTAGCAAGTAGATGATTTTGTTGTTCATTAATGAAATTATACCAATACTGATATAAAGAGTGAGTAGTTCTGTCATTTGCATAAATTACACCTATAATTTCAGTAGGATAGACTACCATATTAAATCTTGCATCATTTATATAACCTTGTCTTGTCATTGTATCAAATATATATCCATTTTGTGAAGCATTATTTGATTTTTGTAATGTAAATAAGGTAACACGAACAAAAGATTTCCACATTTGATCAGGATAGACTGATCTAGAAAATGCAGCTCCATTATTATTTAACAAAACAATATCGCCAATATTAAGCCCTTTCTTAAATTCTATAATATAGTTATCTGCTTCATCAATAGCATATTCTATATTATTTGCTGGCTTTGATTCTTGATTTTTGATTTTTAATCTATTCTTTAATGTATTCAATTTTGCATGAATATTGGAAATATCTTGCCCAGATATAAATTGTTTGGTAAGATTTTCTAACATAGAATATTCTTCTATATAAGACAATTTCTCCATTGTATCATTTAATGATCTTGAACTATCACTTGATGAAGGCATATGATCTATATAATAACAATTTAATCTTTTTGCGTTTTTATGACAGATTTTATTTTCTTCTTTATATCTTTATCTTGTCCTTGTAATTCAATACTATTAAAATCTGTTTTTTCCTTCAGTCTTTCAATTTTATCTTCATTTTGTAAGTAAGCTCCTATTTTATCATCATTTTCAAAACAAAATTTTCCAATTTCATGTTTATTGTCATTATACAATTCTTTTGCTAATATATCTCCGTCTATATTATTCCAATCACCTTCTTTTTTAATTAAATATATGTTGTTTTGAAACTTAATATTTTTGTTTTCTGGATATTCAGGATTGAAATGTTTATAAGAAATGAAACGAGGGATAATGTTATTATCACAATACTTAATAATTTTTAATATATCATCATTTGTAATATAGTCTCTTCTTTCATTGCCATAATCGTTAATAAAAATATTTGTATTGATGGTTGTATTATTTATATTATTAATTGTTTTTGCATTTTGTTGTGTTTGAATAAAAGAATGCTTAGATTCTTTGTCATTTGTATTATTCGTATTATTTGTAATAAGAATATTATTAATTGCTCCATGTTTATTTTTTAAATATTCAAAGATTGATTTTGGTTTGCAATTAGCATTTTTTATATGTCTAGATTTATTTTGTTGATGTTTGAAAGTACGCATACATCTTGGACATGTTAAAATATCTATACCTTTACAAATTTTTTCATGATCAGCTAAATATTTTTGGCATTTATATTCTTTTCCACATTTACAACAAGAAAATTTAGAATTTACTTCATGGGTGTGGTTTTGTTCAGAAAAGGTGTGGTTTTGTTCAGAAAAGGTGTTATTTACTGGCGAAAAGGTGTTCTTTGCTTCTAAAAAGGTTATATTTTCTTCATTGTGTTTAGTTGTATGTTTCTTACTATTCTGGTGTCTAATAAAGTTATTATTATTATCTGTAATATAACAGCAGCATTTACATTCATAAATCATTATACAAATGGTAATATATTCTATTCTTATATAATATTTTTTTATGAGCATAAATTACAAAATTACAGTCTTGTTCAAAATACACAATGTATCTTATAGTATTGCTTTGAATTTTAGGAAACACATATGTTATTTTTTCACATCATAAATTGTCAGCTTCCGCAAATAAAAAAAACGTTACTATTTTAGAGTTACTTTTATATTCTAAAGTGAAAATTAACAGAGCATTTTTTCACTGTTTTTGGCCATTTTCTGACCTCCCCATTTTTTTCAATATTTTTTGTTGGAATGATGTGCCTTGTTCTCAAAGCCCATATTTGTTTTTGCTCATAATTAGTCTGTATATTTAGACAACATATACTAGCATTAAATCAAGGGTGTTTTGTAATCCAGGTTACAAAATTAAAAAAATTTGTTTTTTGGTTTTTTTGTTTTTTGTTTTTTTTTGTTTTTTGTTTTTTTGTTTTTTGGGTTTTTTGTTTTTTGGTTTTTTATTTACTTCAATTTATTGAATCATTGAATTAATTTTATCGGTAATTGTCCTTGAGCACTTAATGAAATCGATGGGGTTACGGAAAGGGCACTTAAACTCGAAATCATCGTTTTCATTATCAATGGTTCTTTCGTTATCTTCGATTTGGTGATGTATGTAATCGAAGAGACAATGTTGATGTAGAATTGCACCTTGAATTTTCCTTTCATCTTTTTCAACAAATAAGGATATCTTGGTATCTCTGTTTTTCTTAAAATGACTGTAACAGATACAACACTCAGTTTGTTTATCATCTGCTTGCATCTTTGAGACGACAAACGGAAGATTTTCGATGTTCCATTTGAAACGTTTGTTGAGCATCTTCTCTATGCGCTTGAATGCGTATTTGTTCAGTCGAAATGAACCTGATTCGCCCAGAAATCTAGAACAAAGTGTGAATTCTGTTTTGAATTGTACCATATCTTCCATTATTTTGGAAGATACCTTTGCTCTTTCTACAGCTGTTAGCGAATCCAAACAAAGTCCTGTTGCATTAGACAACATAATGCCTTGTTTGGTCATTATGAAAGAATTGCAAAGCATGTCAAGGTTCTTAAAAGGCGGTTGGATTCCAGATGCTCTAGGTAATACAACATCAATTGATATTTGCAGTTCTTGTCCTCCAAAAACGAACGGAATGCTTCCAAGATATAGTGTAAATGTGATATTTCGAACACTACGAAGCAAACCAATTCCGCCATAAGGTGTCTCTGCTATTTTCTCTTCGATATTGTATGCAATATTTTCCCCTGCGTTCTGTTGCATAATCTGTATAACTTCGTTGATAAAGTTATCAGCTTGCACTTGCGAAGGAAATGAAACATCCATATCTTCAGGTACTATGGTTCGCGCAGCGCTCTCAGGATGAAAATTTTCATCCCAATGTTTGCGCCAATTGTAACGCTCTTTGAGATTCTTGAAGAACATCTTCTCGTAATGTGTCGAGATAATCTCATCACGAACCATACCCCCAAATATAACACCATCGTGCTTGAACGCAATTTGCTTGAGTTGCTTGAAGATAGTACGCTTAACCTTTTCGGGTATAATCTCAATTCTTCTTACTGTATTAGGCATTTCAGCCTAACAAGAAGCAGATAAGTTTTGCAGCAGTCGAAGTTTGAGATCACAACTTGTAAGATTTCAGCGGTGGGAGTCTCTTCTTGTCTCCAAATAATGTTTTACATAAAACAATCAGTTTTTCTTAAATAATAAAAAAATCTAAACAAATCTTTCATAAAAATTATATAAATGAATAAACCTATATAAGAATTAAATGCCCCGAAAACAAAAAAATATATTGACAGATACAAAAAAAAATAAAAAAACATTACTTAATACACTTGTTAAAAATATGCAAGCAAAGGATGAACATATAATTTTAAAATTACCATTAACACAGCAACAGATAGATAAAATTACAAATAATGAAACAAATTTAGATTTCACAAATGAACCATTGCCTTATGAAAAAAAATGCTGTTATTTAAATGAAACTTTAAGTAGTATGACAAATAATTCTTATAATACTAACAATGTCAATGAATGCAAGGATGTATCTTGTTATTGGTGTTGTCATAAAATAGATTATAAGGTATTTGGTATGCCTTTAAATTACGATTCGGTTAATGATACTTATTCCTTATATGGTTCTTTTTGTTCATTGCAATGTGCTAATGCATATAATTTTTCTACATATAACGGATGTGATAAAGTATGGGAAATCAATGCTATGATTCAAATGTTAGGTAAAAGATATGGATTTATAAACTATATAAGACCAGCACCTTCAAAATATCTTTTAAAAATGTTTGATGGATATCTAACGATAGATGAATTTAGAAATTTGCATAAAACAAATGAAAACACACATATTTTAAATTTGCCACCAATGATATCAATACTATCAACATATGAGGTTGTTAATACATCATATATAAAAAAAACTTAACATTGCAATAAAATAAAAAATGATTTAAGGATTCAAGACATTATTTAATTGCCTTAAATATGCAAGCAGATTTAAAGAATACAAGTGAAAGTATTTACTTCACGCCATACAGAGTATCAACTATCACATGTAACGCAGATTTGGGAGATAATATAAATTTAGATTTAAACATATTGTTTCAAAATATTTGTATAACAGAAGGTGACAATTCTTTTATATGGATACAATTTCTTAAGGATGAATGTGAGAATACTAGGGGTATTTATCCCAAAAAAAAGAGGAAGTCGAAAAATGTATCTACAAAGAAATGTAGATTTGATAATCAAATAACAGTCATATATAAATTTGACGCAACTTATATGCCAAATATAAAAATATTCAAAAATGGTAATATTCAATTAACTGGTATTAAAGATATTAATCATCCTGAAATAATAGGAAACAAAATAATAGAAAACATTATTAGAATTTATAATGAAATAAATAAACAACTTATTATTACCAATTATAATGATTTGAAGCCTATTGAAAGATTGAATTACTCAAATTTCAAAATACGAATGATTAATACTGATTTTAAAATATATCAAGATTCAAATTTGATAGATAAATTTAGTATAAAAAGAAGAGAATTACATAATATATTGATAAGTGAAAAATATAATAATAAGAGTAGTTTTCAACCAGGCATTTATCAAGGTGTTAAATTAGAATATTATTGGAATACTATCAATAATAGTAACGGTATATGTAATTGTACCATAAATTGTTTTGGAAAAAATAGTGGAAACGGCAATGGTAATTGTAAAAAAGTTACTATTGCAATTTTCGAAAGTGGCAGTATTCTTATTACAGGCGGTATTACATTTGATCAAGTAAATGATGCATATAGATATATATGTAAAATTATAGATGAAAATAAATCTATTATAAAAAAACAAACGCATGTGCTATGTTAAATTGATGTACATAATGTATTATAATTATTATTATATGTAAATCGATATGGATTATTTAAAACAGTATTATTACCTGGTCTTGATGCGGTTGGAATATGATATCTAGCTAATTCAAAATATTGTTGTGAATATGCAACAGCATCAGGTGGTATTTGTGGCCCTCTATAGTCTTTGCTCCACTTATTTTGTGAATATGGGGCATCACTGTATAAACCGGCATAAGGAACTGGAGATGGCAAACCTACATTTTCTGCTGGATCTAAATATTTATATGTCATCTTTAATAATAAAAAACAAAATTATTTATTCTTTTTTGTTTAGCTTTGATACATCCACAAATCTATCAAACCATTCTTTTCCTACTATCTTTGAAGCATCTTCTGCAGAGATCTTATCATTTATAATCTCGTCTCTTTTATTCAAAAAATAATTTAAAAATTCATAATTAAAGGATGGTTCAACTGATTTATCAAATAACATAGGATATCTATCAGCAAAAGCTTTATAATCTTCCTTTAATTTTATTATTCTGTCATTTAATGATGCAGCACCTGGTTTTTCAATATACAATCTAATATTTTGAATAGTTTTTCGTATTTCTTCTGTTGTCATACCATCCTTAACAAAATCCTTGTTATTTTCTGGAGTTATTTCAGCGGGCTTTCTTTTTTTATTCTGCATAAATATTTTTTGTTTTAAAATCTTTATATGCACTTATTCAACAAAAATAAAAAAATGACAGCTTCTTTATATAAAGCTTACATCTATTAATAGATATACGAACACTTTTTGTAGAACAACTTCTCCTAACGCTCAATAATGACTACTGTTCAAATGCCACAAAATGTTTATGAGCTTATCAATGAAACTATTACTTTGTATAATTCTCTAGATATAGAAGAATCATATGCTAATTGTCTTATCAATATTATCAAAAAATATCATTTATGGCCATCTATGCAAGTCAAAAAATTCAAAAATAACAATAATCTTGTGTTACTTCATAATACATATAAGCGACAAGATGTAGAAAGATATAAGGAATTATATGAACAATGCAGAAGCGTAATATTAGATTTTACAGCATCTGTAAATAATAATATTGTGGTATCTTATGCAAATAATATTCCAGACAGAATTAATATAAATGAATATTCTAAAATCTTATCACCAACTGATGTATATCAGGAAGCGTTTGATGGAACTATGATTACCATCTATAATTATAATAATACTTGGCATATTGGTACTTCGTCTTGTGCCGATATTAATCAATCTAAGTTTAATAATCCTAATAAAACACACGGCTATATGTTAGATGAAATTTTAATGACATATTTTAGATCATATTTTACAGATGACGAAGTATGTTCAGGAAATCTTCTTGACATCTCAAAAAAACTTAGAGATATTCTAACATCTCATTTAGATCCAAATATTGCATATGAATTTGTTATGGTACATCATAATAACCCTCATATTATTGATTATACTACTACATTTGGTCCTAATTATAAGCTGCTATATCATATAAATTCTAAAAATAGACATTCTTTACAGGAGGTTGATATTTCTTATAAACCACTATCTAATTTAGGTATTCTATATCCTATGTATTATCAAAATCTTAATGACGCGTTTACTAATATGAATAGCAACCAAAATAGTTATGGTTTTATTGCAAAAAAACATACAGATAAAGGAATAAAACTATATAAGATATCTCCTGAAATGATTGATTTTGCAGAAGATACTAATCCTTGCAATCCAAATGTATGGCATAATATCTTAATGGTATATATGAAAAACAGGAAGGATTATAAAATTAATGATTATATTAAGATGTATGCACCTAATTTGCAACTACCTTATGATGATAAGGGTAATACTATTGATGCCACATATTTAGTTCATACTATGATTTCAACATTGCGAGATGTCTTATATAAATTATATGTAGCAACGACTACCTATAATCCTAAAACAAATAGATTCAAAATGAATAAAGAATTAGATAAGCAATTCCCTCCTGTAATTAGATTTCATTTAGCTCAACTTAGACATAAACAACAATATGATTATCCAAATAATATGTTGAGACAAAAGGATGTATATCATTATTTGTGTCGCTGTAATAATGTTAAGAACATCAAATTATTGATTACATTATTTTCAACTAATGTTGGTTATGATATTACAGATAGAGCTGCACTTTGTTTAACAATTTTGAACGGTTTGTTGTAATGTATAAGTTATTTGTTATAATATGATAAAAAATAAAAAATATTATTTTTATATTTTTGTATTAAAAAACTGAATAATTCAAAAAAAATGAATACCTACCAAACTACAACTATTGGTAGAAGACAAGAACTGAAACCCACTCTCCCTTTGACGAACAATGGATGCAATCAACTTTGCTTGCGTTATGGAAGAAATATCAAAATCATTGAATACGAATATTGATGCGGAGCTTACAGCCAAGATATACGATATATATGAAGGTTCGTATGAAAATTATACACTCTTGGAACTTATTCATTTGTTGAGAATGAAAAAATATGAAATAACAGTTCCTTGGAATAAAAAAGCTATTATCAAGATGATTCAAGACAACAATCTTGATATCCCAAAAAAATACGAACCTATGGAACCTACAAAATGGGAACATTATAGAGTTCGCAAAAGCCTAGATGTAATTAGTATTCTCAATACATGTATTGAATTTGATGATTGTGGATTCAACATATTTCAAGATAGCGAAGGAAATATGCACAGACTTGAGCATATCTGTAGAGAACTTGTTGAAAACGAAGAATATGAAGATGAAGGCGAAGACACATATGACATAGAAGACAACGAAGTTATGGTAATGTACTTTGCAAACATAGAAAATCAAACAGAATCTAGACTTGAAGTTGAGGATTTTATATGGAGCTTGGACAATGAAGATATTACTATTGTACAATACGAGTCGTTTGATAAGTTTTTAAATGAAGAAGAAAAAAATAAAGTAAAGAATTATGTTAGATATATGTAAATAATTTATACTATTTATGTAATAAATTAAATAATTTTTTTAAATATACTGTTTTAACAGAATATGGATTTCCTGCTTCCATAAATTCTATCATTTCATCCCTTGCTATAATATATGTTTGAATTACATTTTGTGAATCTTTGAACAGTACATCACAAAAATCCTTTAATGGGATCATATTTATGGCTTTTTTATCAAGCTTACTTTTTATCAATGTTTTATGCATTTTTTGAAATAATTCATAAAACATTGGATATGTATTATATAGAGTATTAAATTGATTGATATGATTAAATGTTTGTATTTTGAAAAAGATACTGTTTCCAAATTTGTTATAAATCTTATCAAAACTTTCAAAAGACAAACACACCTGTGACATATAATCAGCAACAATATTACAAAATGTTTCAACAAATATATACATAAGTATCTTTTCATTTTGTGAGTTATTTTTGTGCAAATTTCTTGGATATTTAAAATATTTAACTACATCATAAAAGTCACCATATTTATTATATATATTATCAACCAATGTATGCATTTCATATTGTTCTTTTTGAATATCTTTTATATTTCTTCTTATAAATAATACATCATATTTATGGAAAATTAAATGATTTTTAGGAAGTAAATCAATGATTTGTTTATTGGTCTTTTTCTTACTTGCAAAATATGTATATGATAAATTATATAACTTTGTATATTCAGAGTGTTCAAATAAATATATCTTAATTTTCTTCCCATTAATAGGATTTATCAAAGGATTTGCTATCCATTCTTGTATAAAAATTTCAGTTCTTTCCTTTTTTAATTTGATGTTACAATCTTGCATAAAATGTTTATAAATTCTACCATCTTCCTTAATAAATCTGTTTGTTTTGGGATTGATAAACCCAATGTCTCCATTTGCATTTTGTGTTTTTGACAAAAATAACTTATTACAATCTTCTTTTGACAAAATGTTTGTCATAATATAGCTATAAATTTCTTATATTTTCTTAAGGTTATTATTGACACACATTATGTTCATCCCATAAAACTGTATAAAAATCTATATCATTATTTTTTGAACAACAATTAGAAAAACATTTGATATTCCTAACATACATTTCTAAACGTTCCATATCATTTAAGAAATTTTTTGGAGCCAATCCTATTCCCATAACGCCTGCAAATAAAAAATGTATTACTTTGTCTGTATACAAAATAGGTCTTTCTTCTATTTTATTGTTTATTTTTTGTTTATATTGAAGATCATATGTATATATTAGTTTTCTCAAACCACTGTATGTAAATGCCATAGTAAAATATTTTTCCAAAAAAGAAAGTTTCATTATATATATCACGTTATATTTTCTTAAATATACAATATTGATTTAAGAAGCTGAATTGTTTTTGAATAGAATCCTTATCTAAATTGATTATATCATTATCAAGATGTGAATAATCCTCTTCTGCTGCTGGAATAGCTGCTTTCAATTTATTGAAAGTTTCTTCGAACATTTCAGTCTCTACTAATTCCAATCCATGTTCTTTTGTTTTATCAATTAATAATTTATAAGATACTAAATATTCTGGTATAAACTTTTGTGTATTTTCAATATATACATCTATTTTCTTACCATATGGAGATTTAATATCTTTGTTATATCTTCTAACAATAGCCCAAACTGGCATTCCTCCATCACTATGATCAAGTAATTTTTTACCAACAATCATATCACCACCATTCTGCATAATTTGTTTTTCTACTGTTTCACCATTCATAAATGTACAGAAGAATACACCATTTTTCTTCAAATTTTGTGCTACATTTTGCAAAAACCCATCTAATTTCTCCTCATTTTCAAAGAAATAATGAATAGCAAACATACAAGATATTGCATCAAAACCGTCAGCACCTTTGCCTACAATATATTTTAAATGACTAGCCACAGAAGATTGTCTGTTCATAACTTTTTTTAGAATATCTTCACTTTCTTTATCATCTATAATAGCTGCTGCTTCTCCTGATTTAATAGGCTTTGAGCAATCGCCTGCTACAAATACCATATCTGGAAAATATGTTTTATTTTTTGAATCCATATTACGCATATATTGTCCTCTTCTTTTCAACATTCTTGTATAACAACCACTTTTAGGATTATAAATATTTCTCTTTACAAGATCAATTCCTAGTATAAAACTAAACCCAGAATCAATCCATCTATTCAAATCTCCTGCCTCTCCACAACATAATTCTAATAATGTACCTTTTTTGGCAGGTTTATCATAAAGCCGTTTTTTTATACCTTGATTATGAAAATTTAACATATGAACAGATAATAAACAGTCACGTGGTATATTTCTACTATAATACACATCATCACTATCAAGCAATCTTTCATCTGCATTATCAGCAGCTTCTTTATTAAATACAGCTTCATTTCCCATTATCATTGCTGTAGTCACAGGATTATGTATAGATCTCCATATATTTAAAGCAACACCTAAATCATTTGCAGTTTTGCTTAAAATTCCTTTCTCATATATTCTAGTCTTATCTTCTCTTACTCTTATAGGTACCCATCTTTCATTTACAGGAATATTAACATCATTTATATATCTAAATTCCACAATACTATTATTTTCTATTTTATCGCCGTTTTCTGCCCTTATTTCACCCTTTGAATTCTGTTTAATATGTGCATATTCAAGGCCAGCTGCATAATAAATGGTTGGTCTAAATAATGTAGGCACATAAGAGTTTTGACTAGATCTGTTTTGTTTAGAAAACTCTTTATCATATCTCAATTTTAGCCCTTTATTTATATCTATATCTTCCCATTGAGAAGCATTATACCCTACATATAATTTTATTTCTTTATATTTAAAGCCATTTTTAGTAATTGTTTTATTAATGACAGATAGAAAATCAATAGTATTTTGAGAATCAGGTTTCCATTTAAATACACGATCCCATTTAACATTATCTGTAATTTTGACTGGATTATTTGTATAATAAGAATATACTGCTAGTTTAGCAGGTGTAAATATAAGTCCATCAATATCGTATGGATATAACTTGCTATTCATCAATATATCTTTACAATCTTGCAATATATTCACAGAATGTTTATGTTGTTTTACAATAAAATCAACATTTGCTTGTTTCAATGATAACAATTTTTCAAACTGTTGTAGATAATTATATCTACTTTCTGTACCTATTAAGGGTAATGAAGTTAGTTTTTTACCACCTAAATAGTACATATCAAATGCTGCATATAAATGTTTTTTAGAATCATCTTTTCTCTTATTGCAAATAATAAATTCCCCATCTATCAAACTATTATAACCAGCTTGTGATACAGTAATACCAGTATCTTCTACTTTATATGTATTATTAATCAAATAAGCTTTGCCACTATTGTTAACATATAATAGAATTCTTTCACCATCTGCTTTTTCAGTAACAGTGTAACCTGATAGCACACTTACTGCGCCATATTGCTTAGGATCTATTAAGTTTGTTCTTTCTAATGTTATTGGCTTGGGTGCTAGCAAAGGAATATCACCTGATTTTTTATTATAAGGTGTTATTTCTATATCATTTTTGACAAGTTTATAATAAGAATCTAATACTTCTTGTTGTTGTATTTTAGTCAAAAGACTTGTTGACATTGTTATTGCTTGTAACATAAAGATAATATTTTCAATGATTTCATTATCTTTATATTCTTTATTTTTGAATTTAACTGAAAAGGTGTAGTTCTGAGGATTTTTCAAAATATTGGATTGTTTGAGAGTATAGAAATCATCATCTGCTGTTTTCAATAAAGATGCAATATATTCAATATTTTTATCTTTATTTGAAATGTATCTAATATTCTTCAATAACCTAAATGTTTTGCGCATATCCTCCCAGTTATCAGGAGCAACTATTTCTGTAACATTTTTTATTTTAACACTAAAATTGACATCAAATAATCCATCAATATTATTAGCATTAAGAATTTGTACCTTGTTCCATTTAGTTTTTTTGTTATCAAAAGTGTCAGTCATACAATATTTCATTATGTTAGAAATACCTTCAATATAAAGAATATTGTTATCTCCTGTAACTTCTAAATATTCATTATCAATTGATTCTTTGCAATTAAAAGATCTACAAACATTAGTAAAATTATTGAATTCAAATTCTGTGAATGACCCTTCTGCTTTATAGAAAGATATTTCCATCTCATTTGTATCATTATTCTTAAGTAATTCTAATTGATTGTGAATTATGCTAAAGAGTGGCAAATCTTTATCAAGTTCCATAATGTTTATCTATAATATGTAAATAATATTTAAGTAACATAGAAGATCAGTTTTTGATTATTATGCAAATAGAATTATATAAAAAAATGATCTATAATTAGAATATATATTTTATATAATGTCTATATCTTCTTCAGTAGAATTATTTGTGCCTATTAAATTTACAACATCTGTACAATTAAAATCAAATGAATTGGCGCCTAATATTGAAGAAATACTATATAAAAAACTAAAGAATAGTTTAGAAAATATGTGTTCGAAACACGGGTATATAAAAAAAAATAGTATAAAAATAATTAAAAGATCTGTGGGTAAAATAAAAATTCAACATTTCAATGGTAATATAATATTTGATTTACATTGTGTTGCAGAAATATGTAATCCTGCACAAGGATCTATTATAAAATGTAAAGTAAATGCCAAAAATTCTTTGGGAATCTTGGCAGAAGGTTATTATGATAATGTACCCATATTGCAAATATTTGTTCCAAAGATATCAGCAGGTATTCAATCCGAAATTAATATAGATAAGGTAAATATAGGTGATGAAATAAATATAGAGGTTTGTGGTAAAAAATTCTTATTGTATGATAAATATATATCTATAATAGGAAAAGCTATAAAGGATAAGGGACAAAATATTAAAAATATAATAGATGATTCAAATGATATTGATGATGATAAAAATGATGATACTGATATTGATCTGCCTATTATAACAGATGATAAATCCGATTTAATAGGAGGAGAAGAGACTATTATAGATGACGAAGAATTAGATGAAGATGATGAAGATGATGCAACAAGGATTGGAGGAGACGATGAAGATGATGAAGATAATGATGAAGATGATCAACTTGGAGGAGACGATGAACAGTTTGAAGATTTTGATGATGAATTTGCAGAGCCTGAAATTGGAGGAGATTATGAATTTGAAGATTATGAATAAATGATTTAAATATTTATTACTTAAATAAATCAAAAATGATTAGACAATTACAGCAACGAAAATTTGTAAATCTTGCATTAGAACTAATGTCTATAAGATATAATGAAAATAGAAAGCAATTACATAAACTTATTCATAATACTAGTATAGCTGATCCTATATGTACTTTTTTAAATTTACATCAATATATTTATGATGAGAAGGATACAATAAAGATAAAAATGCTAATTCATGAACAAATAAAGATAAATAAAATGATAATTATAGGCAGAAATATGCTTAAAACATAAGCATATTATAAATTAAATGGATGATCAAAAAATAGAATTATGTAAATATATACAAAATAACATACATAAATTATGCCAAGCAGAGATTGATGAAATATTTAAGATATTATATAAAAATAATAGCACATATACACAAAATAATAATGGTATTTTTGTTAATTTGAATTGGGTAGAATATGATATTCTATTACAAATTCATACATATATAAATTTTTGTTTGACATCACAGACTGAAATAAACAAATATGAATTGATAAAAAATATGATTACTGATTCTATAATAAATAAAGAAAAAATAGATGATAAAATAGTTATAATAAATCAATCATCTAACATTGTTAATATGAATATCAAAAATAATAATAAAATATCATCTAGTATGAAATTTTATTTATTGAAGAAGAAATTTTTGAAGAAAAATAATATTCATAACAATAATATAAATAATATATTAACACACGAAGAATATCTAACAAATTGAAAATATGACAATCATCTAAAGATTTGTAGAGAATATATTCATATACATGGATATTTTATTGCATTCACAACAAGATGATAGTAAATTGTTATGGTCAAATACTGATATAAATCTATATACAACATTTACACAATATATAGATGATTCATTTATACCTAAACAAGAACCCAAGCAAGAACCCAAACAAAAACCCATGCAAGAATCCAAACAAGAACCCAAACAAAAACCCATGCAAGAATCCAAACAAGAACCCAAACAAGAACCCAAACAAGAACCCAAACAAGAACCCATGCAAGAACCCATGCAAGAATCCAAACAAGAACCCAAACAAAAACCCATGCAAGAACCCAAACAAAAACCCATGCAAGAACCAAAAAAATCTTCAAAAAATAAAATATTACCAATTGATCTTATAATTCAGTTATCTAATAATTCAAAAATTAATATTGATTATATAAAATCATCTTTGATTAACTTTATATCAACAAAAGAATCACAAAAAGTATTTGGTATAAAAAAAACAGCTGATATAATGAAAGGTATAACTGAAAACAAATGGAATAAATCTATTGTACTATTCCTCTCATTTATGTATGACACTGCATTTGTCTACTTGAATAAAGATGTAGTATATCATACATCAAAAGAATATGATAAGAAGATTATTATTTAGATGTATCAGTTATTTATATATTTTGAATGTTTACTATATATTTGATAAAGATCTGTTTTGTTTATGTACAAATATATACAATATACTACAAAAATGCGCAGTGAAAAATAAATATCTATGCTTCTTATTTTGATTTCATTTATAAACCATAATAAATACAAGGGCAAAAATTTGAACATAAGCGTCCTAAAGAATATTTTTATTTCTGTTCTTTTTTTATAATAAAAATACTATACTATTCATTTGTAAATTTTATTGATTTTATATATCTAAATAAAAATGATTTGATAATATATTATTTACTGTATTTGAATAATGTTATGACTGCAACATATGTAGTCCATATCAAAAATGGTAAAGTATATAAAACCACTTTTTTATTATATAACCAAATAATTATTGATACAATTATAGCCATTGCAAATGCTAATATATTATAAATATCTCCTTTATCTTCTTTCAATCCAGCTGTTAAAAATGGATATGATAAACAATATATGATAACAATAAGTATGAATATAGAAATATAACTAGGAAAAGTTAAATAATGCACATATCCTAGAAGTCCTAATATTATTATCCACATTATCGCAATAATATATCCTGGTGGTAATAATTTTGATATCTCCTTATTTTCTCCTCCATTGTTATTCCAACCTTGTGTATATATTACAATATTTATAATAATTGCTCCTAATATTGGTAATAAAATATGTATTAATGATTTAAATCTCATTCTATATTATAATTTATATATTTTTTAGTTTTTTTATGGTTTTTCCCACCTTTAGATAGTAGTGATGACTGTAATAACCGTGATGACCGTGGTGGTGGTATTGGCGGCGATTGTTGCGATGCAGATGATGCATTTGGTAATGATGCATTTGGTGATGATGTAACTTGAGGCATTGATGATGTTCTTGGAATATCAGTTGGTAATGTAAACTTAGAAGAGGATCCTGGTAAAATTGTATTTGATCTTTGTAATAAGCTAGATGAGTTATTTACTTTAAATGCTGTAATACAATTATCTTTTATATCAAAGATATAATCATTTTTAACAATATTTTGATTTATTAGATCACCTGAATTGTCTAGATATCCATCTAAATTTTTCTTCAGTTTAACTGTTGTATATCTTTTAGCAATAGTCTCCAATGTTTCACCATTTTTAAAGCTACATTGTTTTAATTCTTCTATTTTATTACCTATTTTATTATTAAAAGGTGTACTATCTAATTTTTCAGTAAGATATGTACCTAAAGAAATCATATTTGAAAAAACAAAAATGATTTCCTTATTCATATTTTTATTATTATTCCAACATTTGTAATTTTTGATGTTCTTTTTTGTATCATCAGTTAATTTTATATCATTATATAATTTATATAACATAGTTGATTTATTTTTTAATGTATCAAACATAGTTAAAATTTTTTTTAATTCGTCCTTTTTATCAAATGTATAAAAATTATTAATATAGTTTATATACTTAGGATGTACCCATAGACCATCACAATTAAGTGGTATTTCATCCTGATAGTTTTTTTGTTTACCTTGCTCTTGAAATATTTCTTGAAATTTTATATTTAATTCATTTTGTTTTATAGTTAATATTTTAGCAATTTCAAGATCTATATTGATCTTAAATCTATTAATAACTTGCAACAAATCATTTAACATATTTATTATATTGTTTAAATTTATATCATTTTTAGTATCATTAATAGCTTGTATTATTTCGTAAATAAAAAATAATAATTTCAATATTTTTTCACATTTATTTGATAATTTAGTATATAACGCAGTATTATCTAATAATAATGAATAAATTAATGCATAATAGTTTATAGAAAATTCTATAATACTCAATTGTTCACTTTTATTAAATTTAAAGAAGTTTATATTTTTATTATCAGATAAATAGTTCAATATATTGAAATTATCATTATAAATACCTACAATTTTTTCTTTATCTAGTAAACATAAACATTCAACATATGTCCATCCGCCAAAAGGTGCAACAATTATAGCTCCATCTGTAAATTGTGAAAGAGCAATAGTATCTTCACCCCAATGTTCTCCATATATAAGAGTTGCATCTGAATATTGATGTGAATCTGTCAATCCTTCATTACACATTATAGTTAAGATAGGTCTATTATATTGTTTTGATAATTCATAACCAGATCTTGTAATACCATATGCATTTGATTCAAAACCTTTGTAACCACCCGATATAAATGCATATGATGGGTTTATAAAAAGTAGATTAGTTAAGATATATTCTGTAATATGTTTACATTTAAGTTGTAAGTCTTTATCAAAAAATCTAGCTTTACCCAAAATACTTATAAATTTTAAGTGATAATTATAAAACGTTTCACTATTAGGTCCAGGTGATTTTATACATTTACGATAAAAAAGATACAAATTATAATATTTTAATAAAAATATTTTTAAATCATTATCTGTTTGAGTTTCTTCATTATGCTGATTAAGGTTCAAATCTGTATTAAATTTATTAAATTGATTAAGATTTGAAAAAGAACCTATAGATGTGTTATTTGGAAATAAATTGTCACTATAACGTATATGTATTTTATTATTTTTATAGATAATTTTTAAAGAATGCACATCATTATTATGATCAAATATCAAGAATTGAATAATAGTGGGATCTACAGTTATATAACTGGCATTTATTTCATATTCCCATAATTTATAATATGTAAATAAACTACTATCATTAAATTCCTTATAATTTTTTCCAAAAATATTTTTATCTTTACCATATTGTTTGACAAGATATAATATAGAATCAAAAAATGTATAACTAGATTCAAATACAGAACATGAATTACACATAGTTATTGCATTTGTTGTACCTTGTCTAGCAAATAATGGCTGAGGCGATGTACTATCACTTTCATTTAATAAAGATAAGTCTGATGAAAAAAAAACACTATTATTACTTAATGCTGTGGTATTATTTATTTTTTCAATCAATCTTTTCATAGGGTTTTCACTATTTGATTCATTAAATATGCTTATAACAGTTGTATACAATGTATTTAATATTTGAGTATTCTCATTTATAGTTAATTCTGTAGTCTTATATATATCGGCACCGCCTCTTTTTTTGTATTTTTTTATCTTCTTTGATTTATTAATGATATTGTTTTGCATAAATTCTCTATTTAAACAGAATATTATATTATTTCCTAAAAACTGATGTTATATTAGCCATAGTCTCTTTAAAACCAATAGCAGGATCTTTAGTAGATACTTCAAAATCTTGAACATTAGAATTATTCAATTTTATACATTTATTTTTAACTTCTTTCATTTCCAAAATAAGGGATTGTATAGCAACCATTAGATAATATAATAAGATTGCAAATATAATCAAAACAATAAATAAAGTAAGATCCATATTTGATAATATAAAAGAAAAATAAATTACTTAACAAATGTATACAAATAGTTTGTTAAATATAATACATTCATTATATGAAAAAATAAAAACATTACAAATTATGTTATTTGAACAAGATCAAGAAATAAAAAGATTAAAACATTTAATACAAGTGCATGAAGAAACTATACAAACATTAAAAATGGATATTTATTTTAGTGATATGGAACTGAAAGATATTCAACAAATTATGGAATTATCACAAGATGTAATTTATATGCATTCATTACAAGATAAAAATAATTCATTATCAAAAACAAATAATGTACTCTCTAAATTGGTGAATAAAGAAATATTATTGTGTTAAAAATACAAACATTTATTTACATTTAATATTATAATTTATATATCCATTAGGATTGCCAGGTGCATATTTATCTCTAGCTGAACCTTTCTGCCATTTTATTAAATTATCTGAATTATCAACAGAATTACAAGGGATTTCTGCAGACATCTCTAATGGAGTATCTAAGATTGGTACATGATTATCTTTAGCAACCATTCTATAATTAATAGGTACTCTATCAAATTCTTCTAAAGCTTTATCTTGAGGATCATAACATAACCATTCCCATCTATTGAATCCAGTCCCTCTCAATGTATTTGTAGGATTTGATAAACGAGTGTCTTCTCTTGGTACTAAACATTGTCTAGGATCATTATAAGTTCCTACTACACATCCAGTAGATTGATATTTATTTGGCAGATATGCATCTGTACTACATTTTGATAATTTATAATTAAGACCCAACAATTCACTTGAATCATCAACTGCTTTATTCATTGTACAAGTACTTGGACCATATGCTTGATATCGTAATGTAGGGTCATCTGGTATATTTTTACATGCACAATCATTATAAGGGACATTTAAAGCATATAAACCGGGACCAGTAGTTCTTCTCAATTTTTCATTATAACTACAGCTATCTTGACTTAGTCTTGTATCTGCTGGAGGATTCATATGTACTATCTATTACAGTAGCCGAAAAAAATTAATGCCAAAAAAATTACATATTATTTGTTTTTATATTTTCAAATTATTAGCAACGATTTATTTGCATTTTAGGAGGCAACGGAACACTGCGGTACATTATGCTTTGACAAGCAGGTAAATGTAACATAGATGTATCTATAGGAGGTGTTTTATCATTTTTTATAATACCATCATCGGTAGGTACATACATATTTGCACCACATTTTGAAACATATCGCGTTTGTCCTCGTAATTCGCTATCAAGATCTACCAAATTTCCTTTGATATGTGATACAGTAGTGCCTCCTAACCATCCCAATTGATGCCTACATTTATTTTGATGTTCATAATACATTGGAGATATTATATAACTCAGCGTATTGACATTTCCTTGTAAATTTTGTTTATATGAACATGTATCATACTTAGTTCTGTTAAAGCTCATTTATCTAATAAATGCAAATAAATTTTTCTATGTTCTTCTTACATATTTTATCTTGCTGAGATAAGATCGTGTATCTTCGCCTCCTCTAGTCCATGGAGAAACTATATGATCTGGATTTTGAACTTCTTTAATATGTTCCTGTAATGGTGGTAATTTATTTGTAGTAGCTTCCATTAATGTTTTATTACTACATAATACAGCCAATCCAGATGAAATAGGAAGCATTCTTGTGTCTGATCCTGATAAAACATCAAGTTCTTTATTAATATCACCAACTTGTCCTCTTAATCTAGGACCTCCTTTAAATGTCCTAGTATATAATTGTATAGGACATCTATCTCTTGTCATCATACCTTCATCATTTCTTAAAGAAGAATACACATCAACTAAATAATCATCTGTTAAACCAAATCCAGTTCTACCTCGTAAGTTAGCATGTTCTGCAAATACAGATGGAAGACTACCAGAAGATTTTACTTCTTTAAATTGATCATTGCTATATAATGTATATTTTTCTATTTGATTATTGAAATTTTCCTTTGCATTTGTCCAACATGTATCTGAGTTTAGGCTAACATCTGTATTATAGATTATATCCTTATTCATTATTCTATTACCTATCTTAATTTAATAAATAAAAATAAATTAAATATTTAATAATAATTTACTTGAATCATTTGCTAGATATGGAAAATTGTCAAGTAGTTGTTTAGTAAAATTATGTGTATTATATGAATCTCTATATTCTTTGTTTAGTATATTATTATGATATTCTTTTATATCCCAATCTGTTTTATTTTTACTATTACCAATTTGTTCATATATTTCTTCATTCGATTTTAATAATTTATTAAAACTTTCTTTTTGTTCTTTATCAGTTACTATATTATTATAATATGTACTTATTGATTTATTGGTATCTAACGTGGTTGATTTATATTCTATTTGTTTAAATATATCAACATCATCTTTCTTATTAAAAGAATATGTTATTGAAGTGAAAGTATTCATAGCAATATGAGGTATCTTTACTTGATTATATAAGATATTATTTTTTTATATATTTTTATATCAATCTTAAATCTCTATAAATATTATTATAACATGTATTACCATTTCCTTCTTTGCAAGATTTACCTCTATTATATAACCAATTTGCGAATATTGCTTGGTCATTTGGAATAGTTGTATTAGGAACTGTATAAAATTGTCTTTTTGAGTTTGTTTTATTATAAATGTCATCAACATTTACAAACATTGTGTCATCAAAATACTTATCAATTAAATCATTTATTTTACCATCATTTACACCACAAGCTTTGAAATTTTCTTCATTTAATTCAAAGACACTTGGATTCATATAAGGATTATCCTTAGTAGGTTTTATACATATTGAATTATCAACAGTTGCCAGTTTTTTTTCATTAAAAAATGTTTCTAAATCTTTATCAAAACTCTTTTGATATTTCTGTAATATTATTACTAAAATTATCAAGAAAAACATTAACACAATAATTTTAGAATCTTGTAAAACTAAAGCCAATATAATGCATACAAATATAATTAAACGGGTGAGTGCATTTAATTTATCATCAATTGACATATGGTCTGTTGGAATTAATACTGGTTTTAAAAGTTGGTTTAAATCTTCTGTCCAAAACATTAAAGTATATACCTTATCTAATAAAGTAAAATTATTTTTTATTCATTGTCTTTATCGTTAGTTGCAGCCTCTTGTTTTGTGTTATCTGCTTCTTGTGCTGCAGCTTTTTTCTTTTCATAAAGTTTTTTCTTTAATTTTTTAGCCTTTGCTAATTTTTTTAACGCTGATTCATTAACAGTACGTTTAGTACCTTTATGAATTCCTGATGATTTATTAATGTCCTTCATATTCTTTAATATACTATTAAAATCACCATCTTTATCCCCCATCATAGATGACATCATATTCATAATATTAGAAAGATCAGGTGCTTTTGATGAAGATTTGTTTTGATCATTACCAAATAAGTTAGGCATCATAGAAGCAAATTTCATAGCGTCTTGAATTAAATTATCTTGCTTTAATTCACCATTTGAAATTTTGGTTGCCATTTTCTTGCTAACATTAGAAATAATGTCAGCAAATCCACTATCAGGATCGCCAATAGCTTTAAGTACATCACCGTTTTCTCCCATAGATTTTTGTAATTTGCCTACATCAATATCTTCCAAAATCTCCTTTGCAAGTTTGCCCAATGTAGTATCTTCAATAAAATTCATATCAATTCCTGCTTTTTCTTTAATCTTTTCTTTACGCATATCTTGTAGATTTTGTAGAACCTTCTTTATTTTTTCATCTTCTAATTCATCTATAAGATCTTTTCCATCAATAGATTGTAAAATTTTCACAATCTTTGCATTTACTTCATCATCAAGATCATTTCTAAAAATATAAAATACACTAATAAAATGATTACATAGATAATCATCATTTAATAAAGATACTATGGTTTGTAATTTAATATCCTTAAATAATTCTATCTCTCCATTTTTCTGCAGCCATTCTTGTGTATTGTCTAAATAACTATCCCAAACATCATTTGAAATAGCATCATTAATATAATCAAGATATTCATTAGATGTTTTATCAAATGTCATATAATGCTCTTTGATAGTTTTTAAGATAGCTTTAGCATTACTGTTTTCGTCCTTGTTTTGTTTAGCAACATTTTTGATTCTTTTCAAAAAATCAATATAATATTGATTGAATATATATAATGAAGGCATATGTATATTACTTAAATATATACAAGTCTTTATATATATTTGTATTAAATATTAGTTGAATTATAAAAAAACATATTGTAAAATAATGCAAAACTAATTATATAAGCTAACTGTTATTTATATCCTTGTCCTTTAAATTTAAGTTTTATTCATATATTTGTTATTATAAATTATAATATATATAATTAGTTAGAATGGGTATAATCAATCATGATACTTTTATTGCATCAAATGGAATACAAAAACATGATACATATATATCATTTAATAATGAAACATTATATTTAAAAAAATTACATATGAATAATATATATAATGTAAATGCAAACTATCGTGTTTATTGGGACAAAGCTGCTCGAGATACACAAAAAACATTCATAGAACTTATATCTATAACAATGCAAATAAATGAAAATCAGCTTAGTAGTAGTCTATATACATTATTATATGAAGAACTTAAAAAGAAATATACAAATATTACAGATGATATAGATATTTTACCAGAACCTCTACCAGAACCTGTACCAGAACCTGCCCCAGAATCTGTACCAGAACCTGCCCCAGAACCTGTACCAGAACCTGTACCAGAACATGTACCAGAACATGTGCCAGAACCTACACCAGAACCAGTACCAGAACCAGTACCAGAACCAGTACCAGAACCAGTACCCTAACTATAATACATCATTTGCTCTTTGTTTCATAATTTCTTCAATAGTAGGCAATTTATCTTTATCATTACTTTCTGTTTTTGGTTTTTCTATATCAATCATAGATAAATCATCTTTAATTGTATTATCATTATTAATAAGATCCCAATTATAGTTTTTATCTGTTATTATATTATTAGAATCATCTATAGATGAGAAATATTCTGCAGTTATAGAACCTAATGTAAAAGCTTGTGGATCACTTGAATGTAATGTTTTATTTTGTGACAAATTATCATTATTAGTAATAGAATCTTTAGGCTTCTTATCTCTGGTTAATTGTGTTGAAAATAATACACCTCTATTTGGTAACAATAAATAATCAAAAACAGCTTTACCAAACAAATACTCTTTAGTATTTAAAAGCAATAAAGCTGGCACTGAGTGTATTTTAGGATCAATTGGTTTTTTTAATGTTCTTAGAGTATCTATTGAAACTGTTTTAATTATACTAGAACTATCATGTTTCTTAATTGTTTCTAGTAAAATTTTGCAATGTTGGCAATATTCACTATAAAAAAGAATCATTCTAAAAAATATTGATTGATAATCTTTATATGTAATTTTATAGAGGTATCATTCTTAATCTTATACTATTTTCATTATTCAAATCATAATATATTCTTTGAGTTCTCACATCATAAGGATAGAAAAAACCATCCTTATATTCAAACATTGAATACCTCCATCCATCTATATTCAAATGAACAATTGTGAAATGAGTGTCTTGACTTATTATTTCATATAATAATTTATTATATAAACGAGCATACATGCTAACTGGTCTTGCAAACCATATTGTAGCGCTACTGCGATTAGATGTATATGATAATGGAGAGATTCTTTTATGTTGTCTTAAATAATCTCCATTTGGATATTGCAAATAAAAATTATCATATTTTATTAATTCATCTTTGAATTTATATGGAATATTCATTACTGTTGAATATTCTGCAGTAGGATGAGAATATGTAAATGTTAAAGGTGGTGATCTAGGTCTTGCAGCACCTGGTGGTGATCTACGTCTTGCAGCACCTGGAGGAGACCTTGATCTTGCTGCACCTGGTGGTGATCTAGGTCTTGCTGCACCTGGAGGAGACCTTGATCTTTCTGCACTTGGAGGAGACCTTGATCTTGCTGCACTTGGAGGAGACCTTGATCTTGTTGCACTTGGAGGAGACCTTGATCTTGCTACACCTGGCGGACTTCCTGTCCCTGCTTTTACTTTTTTACTAGGCATTCTATATATATATTAGTTTTTTTCCCATTTATAAAAAAAATATGTTAAACTTGTAAATAATAATAAACCTACGATTTCAACAAATGCGTGATAAGGAAAATCCATGTATTCCAACATTTTTTCACAATTATATGCTTCATTTAATTCTAATGCAAATAATATGATCAAACCAATTGCAAGAAATGGTATAGCTTTTCTGAAAAATTTAGGTAATTTATTATAACTGCTGAATATAATAAATGCTAATAGACTCAAATTTGTGATTATATTCCAAACTCCTCCAATAAATACCCATACATATATATCAATTATAATAAGTAATGAAATTATTATTATTTTTAGATTTGATAATGTACTTTTTGATAAATTTAATATTGCATATAATGTACCTAATGATATTAAATATGATATTATATGTGACACATTAGCCTGTATATTACCTTGAATATGATATGTGTGCGAAAATGCGTGCCATAATTGAAAAACAAAAAATGTTCCAAACAAAAAACGTACAGCATTCGTTTTAGCATAATAATAAAAATATAAAATTATTATACAAGAAATAATATTTATAGCAGCCGAAACAGGTTGTTTAATAATACCTTCCTTAAGTTTTTCACATGCATCAAATGGAAATGCATAGTATTTCATTCTAATATGAAATATGAAAATAATTTATATAAAATGATTATAATATAGTGAAATCATTTGTGTAGGGATAATTCTTGTAAATATTATTTGTTTTTGTATTTTTCATACATCCTTCAAAAAGTACATTTTTCACAAATGTTTGAAGTTTTTTGTATTCTTCATTTTCTAAATATAACGGGTCATTATTATATAAATCTCTTGCTAGGTTGGTATATAATATATCAGCTACATCATTATCTTGCCTTAATAATGCAGAACATGAATCTTCACATTCCACATTTTTATTTAAAACACTATCTGTGCTTACATCATCGTATATACTATCCTTATATTCATTCTTAATATACAATTTATCTTCATTTATAAGTCCAATAATATCTATATATAATATGTATATTCTGTTTGTATTTGTATCTACTACACATAAAACCTTAATATGTTCAGCATTTGTAGTATTTTTTTTATAAAGTACATATTCAGTATCAAATAATATATATTGTTTTTTGTCTATGCTATATCTATATTTTATAACATTATAATAAATTATCCTTTGTTTAATTTTATTATTAATATAATAATATATTTTTTTTGCATATTCTGTTATTTTTTTATCTTCATCTGTGAGCCAATCTGTCCATTCTATTCCTTCACTATATTTGATTATATTTATCAACAATTCATTATTTGTACAAAGATTATTCTTAATCACATCAAGTCTTTTCGTCTTATGTACATTATTTGGTAGAATTATACTATATTTTGTAATATTCGGGTTTATCAATTCTTTATCCAAACTATTTGCATCTAGAAAAACAAATGTTTCTAATATTTTTTGAGATGCTAAAATTGAAATTATGAATATTATTATAATGAATATTGTTTTTGATATATACATTGCTCTTTAATAAAATAATATATTTATTTCCAAAAATTATTATTATATTATATATTAGAGAATGAAAAGAACATACATTGTAATAACTTTATATATCATATTTCTGTTACTAATATTTTTAATAAAACCAGCAATGATGTTTGATGAAAGTGGTAATATAAAACATTTTGGTTATAATGACAATGATACATCTGCCTCATTATTAAATGCTGAAATTATTCTTATATTTTTAGCATTGTTTTCATATTTCTTAGTGATAGCATTAGAGTTATTATTATATTAAGATAATATAACTATACAAATTATGCATTTATGTGGAAACACTGAAAAATATAATCAAATAATAGAATGGGTTAAAGAGCAATTAGATAATAAAGCAAAATTATCTGTAAATAATTTATTATTTATATCAGGTAATTCTGGAGTGGGAAAGACATATAGCATTCATCATATATGTACTGAATTAAATTTATACATCACAAGCATTACGACAAATAACTGCTCATCATCTGCCCAATTACAAGATATTATCACAAAAACAATAACATCATCAATGATACAATTATTGACTGCAAATACACAACAAAAAATAATAATAATAGATGAATTTGAATCTATGATGGCAATTGATAGAACAATGAATACTGCTTTATTGAATATATTATCCAACAAAAATTTGAAAAGTATTCCTATCATTTGCATAACATCTAATGAATTGATAAAAAAATTGGGAGTTTTAAAAAAGAAATGTCAGCATATTACACTAGATAATCCTACAACTGACGATATACTATGTTTAATGAAAACATTATACCCTCACAAAAATAACAATACTTTGTCAAAAATATGCAAAGATTCAAATGGTAATATATCACAATGTTTGCAGAAATTAGATAATAATATATTAGATAATGTTGATGATATTATAAATATAAAGGTATTATATACAAATTTTGATAGAGATAATATACGAAAACTAATTTTAACAGAACCTTGGTTAACTCCATTATGTTTTCATGAAAATTTAATAAATGAATTGAAAAATAGAAAAATAACTGCAAAAAAAGAAAAAACATACTATAAACAATTCATAAAATCATTTATTATCTTTGATAATTTTATTTTTAGCCATCTTGATATTGCTGTTGATATTTTTATATGCAGTATATATCCTCTTTTTAAAATGCCTTATAAATCGCTATGTCAAGAAAATGGCGAAATATTTACAAAATTATTATCATATTTATCATTACAAAAAAAACTTAGCAAAAAATCATATTCTTCTAGCGATTTCCCTTTATATCAATTAAGTACATATCATACAAATATTATAGGAAGAAATTATATATTCTTTAATTAGATAATATAAATAGTATGAATGCGCCTCAAATAAGCACAGGGTTCACTAATACAGATTTTAATACAGCTCCACAAAATGATACAGGTAATTCATTAAGCAAATATACAAACAAAATAACAGTAATAGCAGGACTAGTATTTGTTATATTAGTATGTTTCTTTGTATCTTTGGGATTATATTATGTCATATCAAAAATGATATTTAATCAATCTAAAATTATAATTCCTGTTACAAAGACACCAATAGTATGTACAAAATACACTAAATATTCTATTACAGATTATAATGATTCAGGTAATGGCAAAAGAAGATCATATACTTTTTGGATATATATAAATGATTTAACAAAATATCAAGGACAATATAAACATGTTTTTCATATTGGCGAAGAAGGAGATATAACATCAGGAGCACCCTTTGTATTCTTAGATAATATACAAAATAAATTATATTTCCGTATGGCGACAGTAAGAACTACAGATGATAGCTTCAAAACATTAAAAGAAAGTACTGTGGTAAATTCTGTTCAAAATTTGACTAATACAGATAAAGAAATATTTATGAAACAAGGTGTTGAAATCCCATATGTTCCAATCCAAAGATGGGTACATATTGCTGTTGTAATTAATGAAAATGCAAATGGAGGAACTATTACAGCATATGTAGATGGAGATATTTCTAAAATTGCATCAACAGGTGATGTAATAGGTAGCCAATCATTAAATATTCAAAATTTGAACTTGGACAAAAAAGGTGATTTACATATTGGAGGTGATGGAAATGCGTCTATGGGACCTGGATTTTCAGGGTTAATATCAAAAATTACTATGTTCAATTATGACTTAAATGACAGAGATGTATATGACAATTATAATGAAGGACCACTTGATGGATTATTAGCATCTTTAGGTTTAGCAAACTATGGTATTAGAAGCCCGATATATCGTATAGACTAAAAATTAAATATGTATTAGATATAGAATACAATGATATATGCTATAGTACAAATCATTATTGCAATAATTTTAGTATTTATGTTATTATTTGTAGCATATGTTATATATAATTATGAATATATTATAAATATGCGAAATGCAAATAGTATAAAAAAAGAAATCATTATTTTTGAAGGAATTGCAGATTTTAGAACAGTTAAATCATGGAGTTATAATACTTATAACAAATATTCAGTATCATTTAAAGACTTAACTCCATCTATAAATCAAAATGGGGGTGCAGAATATTCTTATAATTTCTGGTTATATACAGATAGAACTGAATTAAGAGGTTTGCCAAGTGGATCAAGTGATTATATATTATTATTAAGAGGATCTAAAAATATGATACCATATATTAATAACAAAAATTGTCAATTAAAAACATTAAATAAGTATATTTTAGTAAAAAATCCATTAATACGAATGAAAAGCGATGGATCTGCGCTTATTGTTGAATATAACACTATTACAAATCCAGATGCATTTAGAGAATATGGACAAAATGCTTTAGATTGTAATTCATCTTCTTGGAACGATAAGAATAAAGGTTTATTAGGTATTTATAATATGGACAATAATCTATTTGATAAAAAATGGTTTATGGTAACAGTTGTATTGAAAGAGATTAACCCTGATAATGATATTTTATATAGAAATAAAACAACATGTAAACTATATATTAATGGTATTAATATATTAGATAGAGTAGTTGAATCACCATATAATGGATCATATGGATCTGCAGCAATGAAACATAATAGAGGATTTTTATACATAAATCCAGGTGATTTTTTCAGTGATGATGTCAGCCGTGAAAAAAATCCATTTGAAAAAATAAATGCTTCAGACAACGAAAAAACTCACCCTCTAAGAATGGCAAATTTAACATATTATAATTATGCATTGGCTGAAACTGATATATATACTTTATTTCAAAAGAAATTTGAAAAAAAGGCAGCAGTTCCACCAGTGAAAGAAGAAGATGCTTTAACTAAAAATATGTATGATATTTCACCTATGACAGATAAAAGCAATAATTTGCCACTCCCTTTTTAAACATTTGAAATTTTATTTTTATGATTTTTATATAAGATAAAAAAATACATAACATATACATATGGGAGGAGGCGAATTGCAATTATCCAGTACTGGACAATTTGATGTATTTTTATCAGGAAATCCAGATATCAGTTTTTATCAATATGTTTATAAAAAGCACACTCCATTTTCCATGCAATCTATAGCAGGAATATTTGAAGGAAGCGGTCCTGAAATGAAGCCATCAACAAATAGCGAATATATATATAAAATAGAACGATATGGTGATTTATTAAGTAATATATATTTTTGTTTTACATTACCTGAAATATATTCATCTAATAAATATAAATTCAAATGGATTGAAAATGTAGGATCTATTTTCATTAAAAAAGCATCAATTTATTTAGATTCCATGCAAATTGATCAAACAACTGGAGAATGGATGAATATATGGAATGAATTAATTATGCCAGTAGACAGTAATAATAAATTTAGAATTTTAGTTGGAAATCATCCAGAATTACAAAGACCAACCAAAACAGTACCTAGATTAACTATAGCAAATAATAAATTTGTATATAATTACTATCCTGAATCTTCAAAGGATAATGATGAACCATCAATAAATTCAAAACAAATTATAGTTCCTTTAAATTTTTGGTTTACAAAAAATCCTGCATTGGGATTACCTTTATTTAGATTACAAACTCAAGTTTTAACATTAAAAATGGAATTTGAAAGTTCTGAAAATTTATATCAAATTTATTCTGATAAATTACAAATATATATTAGTCCTTCTTATTATAAAGAAATTCATGGTGAGAATATTGATATATATAATTTTACTAAAACAACATATATAAATAGTTTTATTGAGTTAAATTATATATTTTTAGGAAATGAAGAAAGAAATTATTTAGCCGCTAAAGGAATTATGACATATTTAGTAGAACAGTTAACTATAACTACATTTGATAATATAAATTCTAAATCTGCGAATAAAAATAATATTAGAATTCAAGTTAATAATCCAGTTAAAGAAATTATATGGACAATTAAGAGAAATGATGTATGGCAATATAATGACTATTCAAATTATAGTGCCAATATCCCAGAAAGTAAAAATGGAATATTAGATGTTGCAACATTATTATTCACAAATAATAAAAGATTTGATGAAAAAAATGCTGAATATTTTAGTATGATACAACCCTATCAATATCATTCGAAAATACCAAAGACAGGCATATATTGTTATTCATTTGATTTATTTCCAGAAAAAGAAATGTTAGCAGGTTATTATAATGCTGCATTATATGAAACAGTTTTATCATTATCTACAAAATCTAGTTATAACAATGACTATATTAATAGTATGCTTGAAAAAAATAATTTGGCACAAAAGCAATATGACTTCAATTATAATGTTAAGATTTATACATTAAATTACAATATTTTCGAATTAAATGGAGGAATTGCTGGTATGAAGTTTACTTTATCTACATAATCATATAAAGCAATGAACATTGATTGTATTTAATGATTAAGCAAAATATTTTAATTTGTGGAGTTGTTAAAAATGCAGCAAAATATTTAGAAAAAAGTCTTGCTTTATGCATAAAAACAGGAGAGTTATTTGCAAATTATAAGATCATTATATATGAGAATAATTCAACTGATGATACAAAGGATATTCTTAAATATTATATTGATAAACCTAATTTTGTAATTATAATGGAAGACATTTCACATGAAGATATTAAGAAAAATAGTAAAGCATGGGCTTATACAGAAATAACAGGAAGTGATCATCCTTGTAGAATGGAACAAATTGCAAATGCGCGTAACAGAATTATTAGAGAATGTAAAAAACAAGAATATAATGATTATAAATATGTAATGTTTATTGATTTAGATGCAGAAGAATGGTCGTTAGATGGAATAATAGATTCCTTTGATCGTTATAATGAATGGGATGCAATTTTTGCAAATGGTTTACAAGGAGAAGAAAACAAATATTATGATTTATTTGCATATAGAAATTTGAATGAAAATATTTTTGGAGGTGAAATGTTGGGAGAATATAATTCTCCAATTAATTATTCTAAAGCAATATATATATCTCCAAATGATGCTAATTTGAAAACTGTAGTTTCTGCATTTGGAGGAATAGGCATATATAAAAAATCACTATTTACAGATGATATTCAATATGGTTGTCTAGTCACAGAACAAATTATATCATATTATACAACTATTTTATCTAATACAATGAGAATTGATGATTTAATGTTAAAAATTATTGCAGAACCTTGTCCTAAATTTCCCGGTGGTTATAAAACATATTTTAAATATAATAACAAATATCATACAATCCATTGGAAAAATAATAGTGGTTATGATAATGTTGTTTTATGTGAACATGTATCTGTAAATATTCCATTATTTTTTAAAGGATATAGATTAAGAATTAATCCCAAAATGACTTATAGATGGACAGGTTAAAGATTAAATTGTTTTTTAATTTCTTTATATGTTTCCATTGATACACAAAAAGCTTCATTTGATACATCTACCATTCCATTATAACTAGCATCTTCATAATGTGTTTTATAAGGTTCTTTCAAATCATTTACATTCACAATAGTTTCATTTGGTAATGAATTATTTTTAACTAACTCATATGTATCTTTTGTAGAAGATCTTGATTTTGACTTAGATTTCGATTTTAATTTGGGTTTAGAAGTTTCTTTCATGAAAATTGGTTGCAATCCTCCTAATTGATTTGGAGATAAATGTCTTAATATATTAGCCTTAATAGTACTCATATTATCTTTCATATATTTAGATCTATATATTAAAGTATCTATCAAATCATTTATCATTTTTTCAATATCCTTAAATTCTTTTGATGTAGATGGGAATGCTAAACTATTAGCAGTAAAATCAATATATTCATTTTTAAGTTTTTGTAAATGACTAACAAAAACATTATTATGTAAATTAAAATCATTTATAATGTTATCAAGTATAGAATGATCATTGATAATTTCATTCTTTTTAGAAGTAGATAAATTTAGAGCATTCAAAATGCTTATGTACAAATTAGGAATATCATTTATATTAAATGTTGGTTTTACAACTCCATTAATATTATACATACCACAACCTTTTAACCAAACTAATAATGGTGCCTTTGTTATTTTATTTACTAGATAGTGTGTGCTAATATGACAACCTGCATTTGCTAATAAACAATCAATCATGATGTTATTCAAATTATATTCAAAATTTGAATATGCTGTTTCATAATCATCATTTTTTTCCCAAACAGTATAAATATGATTTGCTATATCAGTTCCTGCATATAATATATTATATTTAACACAATTTATTTTGAAAAAATTATAACATTCATTTATAATATGCTGATGAATTGTGTATTGAATATTAAATATAGTATTAATATCTGAATTGTTCAATGTTTTTCCTAAACTATTGTATATATGTGTATATCTGCCTATATCAACAGTATATATATTTGGTACTGTTGATCTAAACAAAATTTTAGTTGTTGCTATTGATTTTACTTCAATACAATTAGGAAAATTATATTTTTCTTTAACTATATAAAAGTCTCTAATATTATACATAGTATTAATTACAGAAACACTATTATTTAAACTATCCTTCAATTTTCTTATAAAATCTCTATCTGGATTATTTACAATTTCACAAAAAACATATGTTATTTTTGCTATATTTATTTCTTGTTTTATTTTAATAACTTGCCCTGGAAGTAATATTATTTGATATAATCCATCATTAAAATTTATGTATTCAATATTTTTATCTATTTTAAATATATATATAACACCTGATGTATCATATCTACTTGCAAATCTATTTGTATTTTGTGTTGCATAATCAATAGATATATATATATTAAAACTACAAGATAAAAATGATAAAACTTGTACTTCTGTATCTCCAGTTTTGTGGAATTTGTTACTGGTACCATGAAACAAATATATATCAGGTTTATCATATGATGAATTTAAAGAATAATTAATAAATTTAAAACAATCGTTGATTCTGCTTAGAATATTTTTATCATTAATTGGTAATTTGTTACTTAAATAGTTTCGAATAGCTTCATTTACGGGTCTACTAAAAAACGTTGTAGATACTCCTTTATAGGCTTTTTCTATTTCATTTATTATTATTGCAGACATTATATACGGTTGATATTCTTTTAAACGTTTTATAAATTCAAATACATCTAAAGTGCTCATATAAGGCAATGGGCCATTATAATTATAATAATAATAATAATCATTTATTGAAGTTTTTTTATAATGATTGTTATTAACTAACATACATAATAATTTGTTATTTGCATCCATATCACTATAATTTTTAATATCATTTAACCAGTTCTTATTTTTTATTGAATTTTCTGTTAATATTTCATAATGACTTTGAAAATGTTTAGTATAACTGTTTAAAAGTTTACAAACGTTTAAAATTAAATCATTTTGTTCAGTACTTTTAAATACAATACTATTTATACAATGATATTTTGGTAAAATTGTCATATATTTTTTAAATTCAAATTCTTCATTTAAACTAGAATGTTGATGATTGTTGTTAAATATAAATATGGGGGAATTTCTGTTATCAATAATATTTAAAATAACTATACGTTTTACAATTGAATTATACATTACACCACTATCATCATATTTATATAAGTTATCATCAAAAAGTCTAATTTTTTTTTTTGAAAGTGTCATATCATATATTTTATTTGTATCAAATTTTTCAATTTCTCTAACATAATTTGTATATGTATTCTCGTCAAATAAATTAAATGTAATATTTGTTATTCCTGCATTTAAATATATTTCAGATAATACTTTAAATAATATCATCATATGCGTTTTATATTCTTCAAATGTAAAACTTGTTTTTGATTCAAGATTTTTACAAGATTGTTTATATTCTTCTAATAATAAAGGATTTATAATATTATCAATATTTTTTAAAGAAATTGGAGTTTTTGGTTTTGTAACAACTGTATTTGTAGCAGCTGGTTTAGTAGCATTTGATATTATCAAATTACTTTCATCTATTACATCTAATAGACCAGATATATCATTTTTATATTTTGCATGACAATTTGATAATAAACCTAATGTTGTATCTCCATTAAATTTAATATTACGTTTTGTAATAGGGTTTATTATAACAGGCGGGTATTGCATATTTATATTACGCTTATCAATTTTTTTTAATTGTTCAACTAAATATATACATTGATCTTTAGATATTTCTTTATTTAAATTATCTTTTACTGCTTTGGTGATAGATGTTATAGTTGTACGAATCAATTTTGGAGATATTTGTTTTGGAGGTGATGTTCTAGCTGCTTGAGGTGATGTTCTAGCTGCTAGAGGTGATGTTCTAGCTGCTTGAGGTGATGTTCTAGCTGCTTGAGGTGATGTTCTAGCTGCTTGAGTACCAGAAGGTGGGTTTGTAGGCGGAGAAGGAGGAGGTGTTTTACCAGGTGGAGTAGCAGCTTGTAATTTAACAGAAGAGTTTTTAGTTTTTTTAGAGGTATTTGTATTAATATTTGTTAAATTTGCATTAGAAGACATTCTAATATATATATATATATATATTTTTTATAATAAGATATATAAGAATTTATTATGTAAATAAAAGTGCAATGAATCGTATTGAAATAAATGGTGTTGCTTTAAGAAAATTTATAAATTATATGGCAGATATACAATATACACAATCAGTAGATATCAAAGAATTTATTGTTTTTTATATGAAAAACAAAAAACAAAAATGCTCCTTGCATCCCGGATATGGTAAGTTTGATTGGAATCATAATGGAGAAGTTTTTAAAATAGAATTTTTTGAAGAAGGATCAGTGCAAGTATGTGAAGGTTTGGAATATTTTAAAAGAATGTATATTTATCATGATGATTTAAATAAAATCAAATCATTTTTAAATGATGTATTTAATTATGTTGAATCAATGGATGAAGAAGGTAAAATTAAACTTTATATAAGCAAATGCGGCTATGGAAGCGCTTGGGAAAGATATGATGGACTAAATTCACAATCATTTGATAATATTTTTATTGATAAAAAGATAAAAGAAAATATTACAAATTATATAGACAAATTTATATCTTCTAAAGAAAGATATAACAAATATGGAAGAATATATAAAACAAATATATTACTAGCAGGAATACCAGGTAGTGGGAAAACATCTTTATGCAAAGCATTGGCACGAAAATATGGTTATTCAATATATATTATGAATTTCAATAAAACAATGACAGATTCTCACATTATTGATTTGATAAATGATGTACGTGAAAATTCTATTATCTTATATGAAGATATTGATTCATATTTTTCACAAAGAACATCAACGACTGATGTTAATGTATCATTTAGTTGTTTTATTAATATACTTGATGGAACATTAAGTAAAGATGCTGGAATTATTAATATAATTACAACAAATTTTCCAGATAAATTAGACAGTGCATTATTAAGACCAGGAAGAATAGATAAAATTATTAATTTTGATTATCCTAAAAAGGAAGAAATCAAAGAAGCATTTATTTCGCTTATAGGAAGTGATGATAAATTTGATTCATTCTATAATAAAATAAAACATCTTAAAATAAGTATGGCTTTTATCATAGATTATTTATTTAGATATACTGATGATTATTTGGAAAATATAAGCGAATTAATCACACAATATAATTGTATTCAACAATTTACAAAAGAAGAAACAACAACTAAATTATATTCATAATTTAGGTTTTTTTATAATACTATTTTTTATCCATTAATGATTAGAGGAATCCATAATGGAATTATACCCAAGTGATAGACCATCAATGAATAATATATATAATTCTGATTTTACAAATAAAGTAAGAGAAGATGAATTAAAAAGAAGTCAAAATATGTATTCAAGATCATACAATCTTATGAACAATATATCAGGTAATTCATATTCAATATTTAATACAAATCAATCAATAGATAATACTGTATCATCATTGACTGGTGAATTAATTGATGTAAAAGATTTTAAACATAACAATATGCAACCTTTTTTAAAAGGAAATATTACACAGAACACAAATATAGAAAACTTTACTGCTAAACTTGACTATGATACAGGTGTAGATAAACTATATGTTAAAAAAAAGGAGAATGTTAATTTTTTCAAGCCAACTGCTGGATTATATAATATAAATGGTGCTAAATCTAGCACAGAATTCTTGAAGAGTAGATTAGATATATCAAATAAAAATAATAATACATTACCTTTTGAAAAACAATATATTGGACCAGGATTAAATAAAGGTTATACAACAGATGGATCTGGTGGGTTTCAGCAAATGAATAGTTTAGATTATGCTAGACCAAGAAGTTTTGATGAATTACGTTCAAAAGTAAATCAAAAAGAAACTATGTTTAAATTGCCATTTCAATCACCTGTTAAAGGACCTGAACAAAGAGGTATAGCAATGCCTTTTTCTAAAAATAAGCCAGAAACTGTTTATGCACAAACAGAAGATAATTGGTTTAAAACAACAGGAGCTGTTGTAAAAGATACAGCAAGAGCAGAATTAGCTTTAAAAAATACAACAAAATCTGATTTACATGCTGAATATACAGGTGGTGCTAAATTACAAGATTTGAAAGGTATTGGCGAATATGATGATTATGGTAAAATCAATATAGAAGTATATGACACACAACGTCAAAAAACTGAATGCAAAACAGTTGTTTCAAATTTAACCACAAATATCAAAGCAATTATAGCTCCAATTATGGATGCAGTAAAGATTTCTTTGAAAGAATATACAATAGATTCAGCTAGATTAGCAGGAAATGCTAAACCACAATTACCAAATAAATTAGCATTACAAGATCCAACTGATATGATGAAAACTACTGTAAAAGAGACTGTTTTGCAAGAGAGTGATAATTTGAATTTAAGTGGCCCGGATGAAACATATTCGGCATTGCATGATGAAGCAAAAACAACAGTAAAAGAAACAATAATACAAGATGCAGATTATTTAAATGTAAAATCTACAACATCTTCATATTTCAAAAATGATGATTCGGCTAAGACTACTAATAAGGAAACATTGCCATGTGAAGATACTGAAAGAAATATAGGTGTTAAAGTGTATAAAGTATATATGTATAATCCAGAATTAGCTGCAAAGAAAACTGTTAAACAAACTACTATAAAGGGAAATTCTGAATTAGGTTTTATTGGAGGAGTAATAAATAGCATTTTAGGTGGATATGCAACGAAAAAATTAGAGATGAGAAGCACTCATAAACAATTTACATCTGATAATAATGAATATGGAATCGCAAAAGCAATTTATGAATTTAGACCTAGAGACAGAGATGCTGAAGAAAGTATAGAATTTGATGGTGCAAGAGAAGCCTTATTAATGGATGCAGGACATACACCAAACTCTTCTAGAATGAATATTCCAATAGATACATCTGATATTTTGATGACAGCTAAACGACTAATTGAAGATAGTATACCTATTAGAAAAGCAGGAAATACAAATATTATATATCAGCCTCCTCCTAAAGCAGATGAAATACTTTCTACAAGAAATAAAATATTTAGAAATGAAAATGTTGAGAATGCATATGCTAATAGATTGGATACTAGTTTACTAGATCCATTAAGAAATAATCCCTTAAATTTAAAATGTGTATGTTAGATGATTAAAAATTATAAACATTTTATAGAGTAGTAATGGATGCAAATGATGGAATAGATGAAATAGATAAAATTGAATCAGCTATTAATATGTATGCAAATATTTCACAAAATCATAAAATAAAGGGGACAGAAGGCTTTCAGTTTTTAGTGATAAAACTACAAAAAAATGAAGTAATATTGGGAAATCAAAATATTGTTTATATAAAAGGTAATTATGATGTTCAAAATATAAATGGTAGTATATTTAGACAATTTAAAGGAATAGATGATGATGGATGTACTATTGCGTTTAATTCATTGTATGCAAATACTATTACAAAATTATCACTATATAAAGATGAGGTTTATAATATTACAAAACATTGTATTATTGCATATACAGATAATGTTATATCGGAAAAAAATATCACCAATGACAATTTATTGAAGATAAAAACAAATGATGACAAAGCGTATATATGGCTATCAGCTTATGGTGATATAGATAAGCTTGAATTAAAAGATGAAGAAAAGATTTTAATTAATGCAGGAACCTTTTTATATAGCACACAAGATATTATATTAGACTTAAATAAAAATTATATTTTAAAAGGACCTTCTACAATAACAATACAAACTAAAAATATTTTGAAGTATATTCTAGAAAATCAAAATAAATTACCCACACCAGCACAACCAGTAACACAACCAGCTGTACAAGCAGCAACACAACCAGCTGTACAACCAGTAACACAACCAGCTGTACAACCAGTGACACAACCAGCTGTACAACCAGTAACACAACCAGTGATACAACCAATACCCTTGCCAGTAGAAAAAAATATTGATAATAGTGAAAAAAAAGGGTTTTTTAATAGATTCTTTTCAGGAGGAGGAAAGATTAATGATAAATGGGATAATGAAGATATTGAATTAAATACATCCATAAGAAAAATGCTGAGAGAGATATAAAGTAATAAAAATATATTATATTTATGCTACAAGGATTAATAGATACTAAAAAAGAATATACTAATTTGATAGAAAATATATTAACTATTCCAATATGTGAAAAGATATATGATATATATACAGATAATCATAAAAAAGGAATAAAATATTTTCAAATTGAACTTAACAAAATACAAGATTGGAATAATTATACAATAAAACAAGAAGTTGCACATATAATCAAAAAATCAAAATGTGATTATTTATCAAAATTATTAAAACTTACTATTTTAAGTAGTATAAAAATAAAACTATTTGAATTCAAAAAAACTTTAAAAAATGTTAATTATAATATACCAACTATAGAAGATTTTATTCATAGATGTCTAATTAATGCAGCTCAATTCTCTTGGAAACATTCTTATCTTTTTGTTCAAGGTAATTTAAGAGCAGCTGAAATACAGAATAACTTCAATGTAATTGAACATAATATTAGAAAACTAATTAGTACCACTATAATGGAATTTGTAAATACAAAGGAAATTATTGATTATATTGATAGAATCAGTAAAAAAATTGATAAGATAAAAAGACACAAAACAACTAGAAAAGAAACAGAAAAAGTAATAGATGTAGATGACGATAATAATCAAGAAATAGAACATAGCAAAGACAGTAAAGTAGATAAAGAAGATGATACAGAAAGCAATGAAAGTCAAGAAGATGATGAAATTGAAGAAACACAAGAAAAAGAGAAAGATTATGAAAGAAATAAGGAAAATGAAAATAAAGAAGATAAACAAAACAAAGAAGACGAAGAAGACAAAGAAGACAAAGAAGACGAAGAAGACGAAGAACATAAGAATGAGGAAGAAACAAAAAATGATAATAGTGAAAATCATAATCAAAGAGATGAAGATGATGAAGATGATGAAGATGATGAAGATGATGAAGATGATGAAGATGATGAAGATGATGAAGATAATGAAGATGATGAATTTAATAATATAGCTAATTATGATAAAGAATGTGCAAATATTTCAAATAAAAATAATGTTTTTAGTAATGATACAGATGGTGATACAAATGAAGATTCTATAAGTATTTCATCTACAGAATCATTGAAATCAAAAGAAAATATTAAAATTGTGAATATAATACAAACTGAAAAAAATAAAATTAGAGCAAAAAAACCATCGTTTTTTTAGTAAAATCTAGTTTATTAACAGCTAATTTTTTGTAAATACAAAATATTCTTTGCTTATTTTATTAGTATCAGGAATATCAATTATATATGGGAATTTATCAATAGTTTCTACAGAAAAAGTATAATCATCAAATTTTTTTGATTTAAAAAACTCAATTAATTTTTCATTTTGTTTGGGTATAATAGTAGGCGGTGATATATTATGAAAAAATATTTTTCCATTTGGTTTTAATACACGTGACGAGTTTTTAAGAATATCTATTAATATATCTTTACAATATTGCATATTATAACTCATGTATATACCACAATTTATCCCCCATATATACATTATAGATTTGTCTTTAATATTTTCCCATTTATCATCTACACATTTTTCATCTGTATCTACATATTTAACATTATCCCCAATTTCTTTTATTATGTGTTTTTTTTGGGGATCGATATAGTATAATGGTTCATGCTGACCATTAAAAAGATGTGTATATTTTTTATTACAATGACATACTATTAAAATTTCTGTTTCTGGTATATCCTCAAATTTATTTCTTTCATGATATTCTAATCTTAGAGACTGATTAGGTGATCTAGGAGATCTAGATAATCTTCTTTCAGCTACAGATTCTAATCTTGGAGACTGTTTATGTAATCTAGGAGATATAGATAATCTTCTCGCAGATTGAGGCTCTAATCCTGGAGACTGGTTTTGCAATCTAGGTGATGTTGATAATCTTCTTGCTGCTTGAGATGATATACCATTAAAATTTTCTGTAATAACACCACCATTCAACTTATTCTTTTGTATTTTTATAGAAATTCTTTTATCATATTTTGATATTGATTTATATACATTATATGAAAAATATTTTTTTGTTTTTGATTCTATAACTGTAATATTTATAACATTGGATTTATTCATCATATTGTTGAATATAAAAATTGCTGTTTTTTTTGCAGCAGATACAGGTGTCTCGCTATATATTTTTTTTGATTTTAATACATGTTCATAGCTTACTAAAAATAATCTTCGTTTCATATCTATATATTACAAATATTAGAAAAAATAATTATTTATACCTTTCTTCTTTTATTACTTTTTGGAGGTGAGGAAGATCTCTTTTTTTTACTTTTATCACTCAAAGTAAGGGATGTCATTCGTCTCGTAAGTGAATCCATAGAAGAGTTACTTGAAGATCTGTTAGATGATTCTTCTCTTATAGGTGGCATTATTGCCATTTGACGTACACCTCCCTTTTTTTTATTTTTTGATTTGGTTTTCTTAACTTTATGAACAACAGCTTTAGGCATATATTTTTTCTGTTCTATTTAAACGCACACATAATTTTTCTATAATTTAATAAAAAATGATTATATTTATAAGAATTATATAATTCAAAATGTTTAGCAATTTGTTACAAATTTATACAAAGTTATCAAGCAATAATATTTGTATATATGAAGAATATAGAAAAATTTGTGAATGTTGTGCAAATATTAAATTTGAAATAAAGAGAAAGAATAGTGCTATTTACAAGTATAAAAAACAAAATAAAATGTTAACAACAAAACTAGATCAGTTATATAAAGAATATAATAAATTATTATCTAAATATCATAAATTGAAAAATATAGAAGTAAATGATGACTTTGAAATTATCTAATATTTGTTATTTATGGTTTTCTTTACTTTAATTATATTTGTATTTTTTTTCTTTGTAAATACTCCAGAATCAAATGGTTCGTCATCTGCTTCTTCATCATTATCATAACCAATGTCTTGACGCTGTTCTTCTAAATTTTGCAATTCCCATAAATCAGCGCCACACATTTTGAAGTTTGTTTCAGATGCTTTATACCAAAAGACTTGGTCTTCTAGCTTATTGCTTTGAATTTTATTATCAATTACTAAACATTCAAAATTTTCTGTAGTTTGATTCATTACTTGATTAAATGCTTCAAACGTAGGAAACATACCTGCATAATGATCATATATTTTTTGTTTTTCCTTCAATATATTATTTCTAAATATGAATATGTAGTCTATATTATTTCTTAAAACAGGCGGAAGTCCTAATGCATGTTGCATAGTAATTAAAAAGAATATTTTGTAATGCCTACCGTTCATAAATATTGATCTAATATTAATATTGCTTATCCACGCTTTATCATATAAACAATCATCTAAAATCAAAAATGCTCTAGGATCTATTTGGGAATTACCAAATTTTTTGAGTTCCTTTTTTCTTTCAGTTGAAATACTAATTTGCCTATCTAAAAACTTTTTTATTACATTTTCTTCGCATTCATCATATATTAACATTTTTGGAATGAATTTTTCAAAATATCCATTTGCTCTCTCTGTTGGACTTATGACTATTCCTACAGGTATATCCCTGTGATAATTAAGAATATCTTTCATACAATATGATTTCCCAGTATTACGTTTTCCAATAAAAACAACAACGGAATCAGATGCTATTTTCGATGGATCAAATTTTTTTAGTTCTAATTTCATTGATATATTATATATTGATATTTTTCTTTATATTATTCATTATTCTTGAAGAATATTTATAAAATATTGAAATTTGTTTACTAATGCATATCTATTTTTGCTATACAAGGGATTTACCAATATTTGTTGCGAATTATACACCTTTTTACACCTTTTAACATTAGTCATTGATGTTGAATCAAAATAGCATCCATTATTGCATAAGATCATCATCTTGATTATTTCCGCTTCCTCTTGTTTTTCGAGTTTTTTTATTTAATCGTTTTTGTGTTTGTGGTTTTTTAGGCTTAACCTGTTTTTTGTAATTTTTGTATGCAATCATTTTATTATTCTTTTTTAGATATAATTTACTTGTACCAACCTTTTTATACAAAATTCTTTTTTTGCCATTTATTATTTTTTGTTTATATTCTTTGTAATCTGTCATCCTATATATATGATATATATAAAATATAAAATTAGTCATCATTGATATGAGGCATAAAACCTGTATACATTGGTTCAGCTATTTTTCGCAACATTACCGGATCTGGTGTAACATATTCATTTTTGATTGATGATTTGCCGCCTGTTTGAACATTATTCATTGTAAATATCATATAATAAATTATTGCAACAATGATATATATCACTATGAATGTTGCAAAGTTCTTTAACGTTAATAAATCATATTTAGCCTTATTTTTTTGTTTATTAGAATAATCTAAGTATTGTAGAATTGTAAATAAAACTATACTTATAAGCATAGACCATAAATAGTACATTTCTAAATTATATTTATATAAGAAATCATTGTTTATTTACGTATATATGAAAATTGTAACTGCTGTTGTAAATAACCCTGATTTTATAGAAATACAATATTACACTTTGAAAAAATATTTTAAAGGAGATTATGAGTTTATTGTTTTTAATGATGCAAAGGATTTTGCAGATTTTACAAATTATGGAGACATTACCATAAAGCATAAAATTGAAGATATGTGTAAAACTCTAAATATTAAATGTATCAATATACCAAATGATCATCATATAACATTAAAATGTGCAATGCAGAGATGTGCAGATTCCATGAATTACATTCTAAATTATCAAAAACAACACCCAGATAAATATTTGATAATTGACAGTGATATGTTTCTGATAGCAGATTTTGATATTTCAAGATATGATAATTGTAACGCAGCCATTGTATTACAAGATAGGTATGAAACAATATTTTATATATGGAATGGTATTTATTATTTTGATTTTCGTAATATAAAAAATATAGAAGATATGGATTGGAACCCATCTATATATTGTGATGTAGGTGGTATGATGCAAACATGGTTGAGAAAACATATACCATTTAGTACATTACCAAGTACAAAAAAGATTAGATATTCTAATAATAAATATATATTAAATAATATATATTTTATTAAGCATTTATGGTCTTGTACCTGGGATAAAACAGAGCTCCCCAATGATTTAAAATCTAATACTAAATTATTTGAATTCCTTGAAAATGATCCTAGAAATGAAAACAATAAATATTTTTGCGAAATATACGATGATTGTTTTTTGCATTATAGAGCAGGAGGAAACTGGAGAGGTGATGGTCTAAATATTCACATGTCTTTAACTAATAATTTGAAAAATGCTATAATGCTTTGATTATATTTTGGTTTAAATTTTTGTAACAAATATGTGTGTTTATTTATAAATAAAAACATATCTTATATATCTATTATAAAATAAAAAAATGATAATATTTGTTGCAATTGGGTTCTAACAATGCATTGGAAACATATTGCAGAAGGTATAATCATTATATGTTGTGCATTTTCTAATTATAACATGATTAATACATATAACAAGAATTATATACCTGACAAATTTACTATCAAACATTTGATCAAGGAAGAATATAGATGTATTAGATATTTTAGTGATGATATATTTAATAAATATCAAAACACTAAATGCAAAAATTATTTACCCAATTATATAGAATTTATATTGCAAAAATCTAGATATATCACTTTATTTTATCTGCAAAATTTCTTAGTAATTATAGTTGTAATTATAATAAATTTATTATAACTATGAAAAAATAATTATTGTGTATCCATGATGGGACTCGAACCCACAATCCCCAGATTAGAAGTCTGGTGCGTTATCCATTGCGCTACACGGACATTTGCATAAAAATTTTAAAATAAATATTAAATTTATTTTTCATTGGAAGATTGCTGGATGGATCTTTTACAAGATCCCAAATAGTTCATTTTTCATTGGAAGATTGCTGGATGGATCTTTTACAAGATCCCAAATAGTTCATTTTTC